CTTGTGCTGATTGCGAATCTCCACGAGATTTAGAATACGAGCAAAGATGTTTAGCTCTTAGATAAAAAAAGGCCCTCACTAAGAGGGCCTAATCATTACACCAGGAGAGAGGCGGCAATGAACAAGCGAAGTATAACAGTTTTCTACTAATCTTGTTATAAATTAGTAGAGAATTAACATCTACCGTTGTGTCTCCGAAATGCCGCTTGTTCTAACTCATGGTCATCTCTGCACTCAGCAGAACAATAAATTTTTCCATCGTCAATAACATCATTGCAGTAGTGGCATCTACCAGTTCGTTCACGCTTAGGCTTGTTGCTTCTAGCTTTTGCAATTAATCGTTCACGCTCTTTGCTTTCATTCTCTGAAGCATTGTCTAAAAAGTCTGCGCTCATTTTTGACGATTCACCCAAATATCAGCAATCTTTTCCATGCCACGAGAACCAAAGTAAAAGCTGAACGCCAGCATACCCCATTGGCCTAGCAGTTCAACGTAAGCTGTTTTAGTGTCTAAGTCCCATACGGATGCCGTGGCGAAGATGATGTATGCAGAGAACAATGCAATAAGCATCATAGGGCGAATGTTCTTTGACAGCCATGAATCGCTAGCCATGTCAGCTTGCTGGCGCTTAGTAAGCTCCTGCATTTCAGTCATATCTGCTTGCAAGTCTGCCAGCTTACCTTCTTGAGCCAGCTTAGCAAGATCAAGCTGTGCCTTAGCACGAGCTTCAGGATCAGGGATCAGCTTGTCAATTAACTTGCCGCCGATGCTAAGTACGGAGTCTAGCCAGAACATAATTAACCTTCCAAAATTGCCGCAATACGCCGTGACCATCCTTTAGAAAAGGAAGGCCAGTTCTTTAGTTCAGTCATAAATCGAAGCCTTGCACCAATCATCTTCTGACGCACTACCTGCGGAAAACAGTTGTTTACGGCTTGCTGTGTGATCGGACCTAACCCACCATCAACCTTAACGCCTAACGCGTACTGAAGCCACTTAATTGATTGCCCTGGGCCAGAGTTTACAGCAGCGTCAAATAAAGGATAGCGTAACGCATCTGGCATCTGGTCGCATCGGCACGCATCCCAGTACCGCTTGCGATAGACTTGTTTGGCGAAGTCTAAAGGCAAGTTCTGCATTAGACCTTCATAACCTTCTGCACGGGCTACGGCTTCAGTAACTCCGTACATGGTGGAGCCACCTTTATCGTCGATGTGATTAGAATAACCGCCTTCATGCGTTATTAGCAGGTCAAACGCAGTTTGAAAGTCCATTACTTATCAACCTTACTATCAAGCTTACGGTCTATCGAGTCTAGCTTACTAAACAATCGCTCAACAACCCTATCAAACTCTTGTCTGGTTACATAGTTGCCAGCTACTAAAACCTCAATCTCGCTGACTCGTTTAGTCAACTCATTGTCGGCTCGTTGCAAATCTTTAACCGCTTGCCAAACGGCGTTAAGTAGAAAGCCAAGCACCGCACAGAACCCTGATAATACCCAATCGTAAAATTCTTGCATGGCTTTCTACCTAGTTGTTTACGCTACTCGGATTTTACATTATCAAAGTCTGATTTGACAAAACCAAAGCGCTCAATTGTGCTTAAATCTTCAACAAAATCCCAAATTGGCTCAAGTTTTGGGCCATCATAATCTGGCTGATTGTATCCTTCTGGATACACTTGAACATCTTGCTTGCGCTGCATAGAGCCTTTTAGCTTTTGCATAAATTCATAATGTTCTTGCGTACCAACTAGCGCATCCAAATCCTCGCGGGTGTTAATCACCGCTTTAGATAGCAATACCATGTTTTTTCTCCATCCACTTAAAAAGATTGTGTGTGTCTGCCCATTGTGCGTGACCAGACCAAGATGCAATGAACCTGGTTAGTTTATCACCATCTTGCTCTTTGACATATCTGCTTATCTTCCTTTTTGCCCTTGTAACAGAGTCTTTGCGAAGCAATTTATGCGTCGACCATATTCTATAACCAAGGAAGTTGATTCCTCTGCTGCATTGCGATATTTGCCATTTTCCGATGCGCTGATTCATATTTGACATGGAAAAGTCGTTTAATTGCAAAAACGAATCCATAAGACGCGATTTGTCGTTGTCAAGGATGACAATATCATCCATGTATCTAGCCCATTCTCTGTGCTTAAGCTCAAAGTGTATGAACCTATCTGCTGCGTTTCCATAGACATTGGCAAATAATTGGCTTGTAAGGCTTCCTATTGGCAAACCGTTTCCAGTTCTAGGTATTATTTCTTCAATAATATCTAATGTTGCTTTGCAGTCGATTTTTCTATCAATCATTGAATGAAGTATTGTTCGATTGATAGTCGGAAAGAATTTTGAGTAGTCTGTCTTTAGGAAATACCTTGGTTTGTCATATCTGAGTTTTGATTGTATGTAACGAACGCCAGCATGAGTACCCATGTTTACGCGACAAGCAAACGTTTGTGGCATCAATGTTTTTTCAAATATATTACCAATGACATTACATAATGCGTGTTGCACAAGCCTATCCTTAAACTCAAGCGCAGAAATTAGTCTTGGCTTTGGCTCATAAATTGTAAATTCTCTGTAATCGCCAATTTTATAAGCGCCATCTTTTAATTCTTCTTGCAACAAAATCAAGTTCGATTCAGCGTATTCCTTAAACTCAAGATAACCAAAAGTCTGTTTCTTCCCTTTTGATGTTTTGATATACGCATCTCTTAGGTTTTCAATTGACGTAATCTTGTCTATCAGGTTTCTATATTTTTTGACCATGTAAACCGGCTGCGCCTTTCAATTACTTACTAAGCGTTATGCCGAATCCAGAAGCGTGTTTCCCAAAGGAGGATAGAATCGGCTGACCACACTTTGAACAGTCTGCCCATAAAGCCGTAGCGTTTACAGAGCGATAAATTTGTGTCATCACAGCAGAAGCGCGACCCGATGTTGTTGTTCGAGTTCGACGCTGCGTTGTTCCAGTTCGAGCAACGAGAACCGGAGTTAGACGTGTTGTTCCAGTTGCCGCCAAGGATCGCCGCACTTTACCCAATCTACCCTTTACCCTGTCTAGCTTTAATCCACGCGCCAATCATTTTCCCAACTTCCGCAATAAGCACTTGCGATGTTTGAAGCTGGTGAACTGTCAACGAGCGAATTGAAACAAGAAAGCGTAACCAAAACCGCACATGGGCAAGCCCTGCATCAGCGGCAAAAATCTTTGAAACCTGATTGCTTTTACCTGCTTGAAAAAGCAAATCTGGAACACCGAGCAAGCAACCCAAAAACATTTCTCTAGCTACACCGTGTTTGCGCGGCATAGATTGTGCAATCGGGTAAAGATAAGCAATGACTCGCTCATACTTTTCAACAATAGCCATTTGGTCATAGCATTGTGTTGCTTGCTCAGTTGGTTTCATTCGTTACCGGCGGCTTTCGCCGCCTTAGTCAAGTTGCAGGTGGTCACAGCAGAAGCGCGACCCGATGGAGTCGCTCGAGTACGACGCTGCGCTGTTCCAGGCCGAGCAACGAGAACCGGAGTAAGACGTGTAGCTCCAGTAGCCGCCAAGGAGCGCCGCGTTTGGTGCATTATACTCCGAACCACGGCCTTCTGTATTTGCGTTCCAGCTTGCTCCAGCAAATGGACCGCCACGATCACGAGCCCAAATATATAGCACACCAGTTGACTGAACAACACCCCACTTTGATGTGTAAGCAGCATTTAGGATTGTAGAGCCTTGGTCTGACCCAACTGACGATGCTTCTGTAGTTCCGTACATGGCAGACATAAATTCTTGCTGCGTAGGGCAACGCTTACCAAAAGACGTTGCCAGCTCCATTGCTTCAAACCATGTATAAGAACCGTATGTCGTTGACCCGTTGCCGCCGAACATAGTTGGAATTTTCGGAGGGCTAGAACCATCGGCCATTGTTACATTGTATTTAGACGAGCCATTGGTGATGGCATCAACGCCGGTCAAGTAAATATCCATCCAATAGCCGCCGCCAACGAGCGTCATGCCGCGAGGGTCAGAACAGCTTGGACGGAATTTCAAATCCCAGAATGAATATTCGTTAATTTGTGGCGTTGTGTTCCCGCCGCTAGTTCCCGTTGCATTGCCGCCTGGAGCGTAGTGGAACCCACCAATCTTTCGAGAATTGGCAACTGGTGGCGATGTATGATTGCTAGTCGCCTCTAAAGTACCGTCAGGTTTGCACCAGATTGCATAATCAGTGCCAGATGCAAGAGTTGGCATTGTAATGCTTGTGCCGCTTGCCACTGTCTTTGTTACACCATTAACTTCGACATAAATCGTTGTTGAAGTCGTTGCTGACCCAGCGCCGGTTTTTGTAAAGCCAACGATTGTTGGGTCGGCTTTGCGGAACAAGCCTTGAATAGTAGAAACTGCTAAAGCGCTAATAGCTTGTTTGATCCGCAATGGGGACATAGAACGAAGTGCAGCCTCAGTTCCAGCCTCCATTTCGCCTTGCGATGCTGCCACTGTCGGAATATCAGCGTCATAAGGTTGTAAACCAAGATTAACGCTAGATAATGTGCCAACAACAATCCATCCGGTGTTTGCCGCGTTTCTAATCTTTAGTTGGTCATTTGACGTGTCTACCCAAAGCATAAAAGCATATGTTTCTGCCGGTTCGGCAGAGCCGCTATTAAGCGTAACAGCAGTATTAAAAGCATCATTTAGCGCATTTAATACTTCCGCACCTGTGCCGTCCTCAATCACAACAGTATTCTGGCTCATAACAACTCCATTGGTTAAAAATAAGACTTAATAGCCTTGTGCAACCCAATTGATTATACGCTCAACTGGATCATCGTTAATATCGGTTACGATAACATCAAAACCTTCGTCAGTTTCGTTTGTCAATACAGCGTCATCGCCTGTTTGCGCTGCAACAATAGTAATCTGGACGTTTGGCGTAATCTGGAACGGTTTTACATAAGTCACTGTAGAGCCGGTAACTGGAACAACAACGCCAGTACCAGTCTCAACGCGGTCTGGAACGTCAACGCTAAAAACAAATTTATCCAAAATTGCAGTAACCGTTGAGCTGGAACTTGTTAAAACTGCGCGGAACTTGAACTTACGTCCGACATAAGAGCCTGGAACAAAGTCACGCCAATCGCCAAATACGCCAGAATCTGGCGCGATAGCCATTTGGATTTGGCATCCAGCAAAACCGGCGAATCGACCAGCAATTGATTCCATTGTTGATAGCAATGGGAATTTGCTAAATATATTGTATGGGCTATCTGCGGCAAGTCTATAACTTACGGAAACAGAACATGCAGATGAATACCCAATATCAATGATATGGTCGTTCGGTATTTCATAAGTACCTCCTGGATTAACGCCAGACCAATAAAGTAAACTTGGTATTTCAGAAAATACAGGAATCGTTGAAACAAGTTCTGTCGCAACGAGTCTAACATCATCGCCATAAACCACTGCGCCACCGGTCGTTGTACCATACCATCCAGTAGCTTCTTCATCCCATGTTGCTATGACATTAGCCACAAGCGATGCGCCTTCAATTTCTATTGAGACTGGAACTGGAGAATATTGACCGGCATGATGTGCTGCAATCCAATACACGCCATTGCCCAAGCTAATAAATTCATTGGTAGCAACTCGACCAAGCACTTCGGATTTATTCCAAGAAACTCCTTTACGAATTTCATAGTCGATAAGACGTGGGTCGCTTACATGCCTCCAAGTCAATACAGTTTTACCATCACGATAAAAGTCTGTTAGACCAGTAACATTTGGCAACGGCAAATTGACACCAAAGATATTTGAGTTAAAGACAACTGGAGCGCCAATTTTTAATCCTGTAATTGGCAATATTTCAAAATTCAATATGCCTGTATTTGCAGTATCAAATTCAATCTTTGTACCAGTAGTCGTCAAGCGCGTTACTTCGCTATTGCCAACAATGTATTTGATATTTGCACGTTCCCAAACGCCATTTGTATCCCAAATAATAGAAACATGAGACTTGATTGAATTGTCTGTGCCACGATAGATGTTTTCAGTAACGCGGATATTGCTGACTACAGGAACGCTGTCTAGTAGCAATGTACTAGCTGGAGGCGTGGTAAACGCGCCGTCCCACGCAGCATAGAATTCTTCATTTTCATCTGTTGCAACGATCTGAACTCGGCTATCGCTGACTGGTTGAACTGACAGAATCTTCACCTTCTTGCCTGGCGTAGCCAATGGCGAGAAGAACCAGATATGATCCATTAACTCATAGCCTTCTTGGAATACAGGCTCTGTTGTTAGCGTGACTGTTTGCGTGTTTCCGGTTCCAGCAAGAACTGTATAAGTTGTCATTGTGCCGTCAGGACGCTTGAGCATAATGAACTCAGCCATGCCATTGCGCGGTACTTCACGGTCAAATGTAATCGTATTCGCACCAGTTGCTACAACACGGCCAGAATATCCCCATTGCGTTAGATCATGGCTAAGCAATACGACATCGCCACGATTGCAAACAAATCCTTCAAAGTCACAGTCCCAAGTAATTCGGCGGCGGCGATAGTATTGCTGCGCAGCAATGTAATTGGCAAATTTACCTGCCATTGTTTGCGATGTGCAGCCAAATAGATCAACCGTGCTGGAACGCAGAGGGTTGGTGATACCAGGCACGTTTACACGCACCTCATCCTGATCCCAATCCTTATTCGGATTGATGAACTTAACAATGATTTCTTCAGCAAGATTTTCAGTAATGTAGGTAACGGTAAAACTACCTTTGATGATGTTCGACATACCAAATGCCGCAACTGGTGATTGATTACGCCCATCCCACACAACGCCAAGTTTTCCAGATGCCCATGTTGGAGACGCAAAACCACATCTAGCTAAAGCAGATAAAATATCAGCAGCAGTTTGCTGACCATCAATTACACCATTGAACGTCAACCCTTCTGTAGTACAGAACTGAGCCCAAGCTGTAAGCGCATCAAAATCAATTTGTGATTGCGTTAATCCAACGCCGTACATGAGCTTATTGTCTGAATTGTAACGGCCAAGCGCGAAATCCATAAACCAATGGGCTGGATTGCTAGTTGATGAGACTACTAACTCTGTGCCATTCCAGTATTGTGCAGCAGATTTTCCTACAGCAGACAATTGCTGAATTACACCATTTAACTGTTCTGAAGCACGAATTGTTAGCCCAATACGACTTTGACCAATATAATAACCGCTATCTTCTTGATAGCTACGAATAGTTGACCAAGTTGTTTTATTGTTTAATCTAGCATTGGTTGAATCAGCCGTATCACGAATGACGCGAACCTCAAATTGTCCTTTGGTAGCAGGCGTGATGAACATAGATGCGCGGCGCGGAGCCTGCGAACTACCAGAGATGATGACAACATTACCGGAGCCAGTGACAAATCTTGTGCGCGTTTCTACCCATGATGAACCCCAAGAGCTGCCTGCTTCGTCGATAACGCTATTGGATGTTCCACCCCAACTGGAAACATAGGAATCATATTCGGCTTTCGATATTTCCGTAGTATTATAATTGTTACCTTTGCCAAATATATTGCGATTGATTCTGACGTAATACGGCTGATATGAACCAGCAACAAAACCAGAGCCGCTTAAATCAATTCTAGCTGGGTCAATCCATGTGGATGTACCGACAGGCCGATATTGAATGCGCAATTGAACGCTTGTTGAATCCATGCTCCCCTGATCGTTTGCATAAAATAAAGTTCCTTCAATGTCCAAACCAATTCTATATGTATCAATAGAAGTTGTACGAACAATCCATCCTGATGATTGCTCTAATACAGAACCGGCAGAAGAATCTACATTTCCTGGGAACGCTAGTATGCGACCTAGAGCATCAGGATAATTCCATTGCCAGTCAGAATAATTCGTTAGTGCGTTGTCGCCAATCTTGTAATTGGTGAACTCGGAGAATGATAAACCTTGGCCAAATACCTGATATAGGTATTGGTCCTCGCCATGATATTCAGTAAATGGTTTTGAAGCCAAATCAAAGAATACCCGATGCGTACCCATAAGAACAGGCATTGATTCATACGGACGTTGACGATTTTGACCGCCAGAA